CGTAATAACGTACAAGATCGTGATATAATAACTGTGCCATTAATACTACTTGTTCTGTGTCTGGTTTTTGCCCTAATTCTAAATAGCATTTACTTAATAAATCTACACAATCTATTTTTAGTTGTTTTTGGTCTTTAGTGTATCGTTCCCAAATTTTCATTTTACTTGTTCTTTAACCGTTAAAATTATTTCCATTAATTCGTCGTATACTGCTTCTAGTTCTGGGCTATTGTCTGTCCATTTAACTATTTCTTTTTCGTAAGCCCTTGCAGTACCTATAAGTCTATTAAATTTAAGTTTAACAATACCAGAGTGTCTACCCTTTAAGTTATACAGTTGTTCGTTAAAACACCTAAAAGTAGCTATTAGTAAGTTTAAGTCTATTGTGTCTTGTTTAGTCATAATTATATAATGTTTCTAGCTTCTTGCCACGTGTCTAATATATTCTTTTTTTCTTTAGGTTTAAACGCAGCTTCGTTTTTTTGCCACGTTTTAAGTCTTCGCCCTATATCAAAAGTCTTTTGTAGTTCGTACTTTAGTTTAGTCTTACTGTGGTTTGGTTCTGTCCAGTAGTCATAAAAAGCTTCTAATAGTTGTTCGTTGTAACTATCTTTAAACGCAGACAGTTCTATTAAAAATTTATTAGTTACTTTTAATAGATCACGTTTCTTTTTTGCTTTAGTTTCTAGCTGGTAAGACTTCCAGTTACAGACAGTAATTAAACTATTTTTAGTGTTACTATCAATATCTATATACCCTTGTGCTTTTAATCTTTGCATACGTTTGTATACAGTTGTCGGTTTTATGTGTAGTTCTTCGCTTGCAGAAACACGACCAGTTATAAACTGACCTACACCTACTTTACGACCATATACTAAAGCTTCTTCTGTGTTAGCTTTAAGAATACACCATATAAATATTTTAAGTAGTTCAGCGTCAGCAAATACACTGTTATCTAATATTTGCCTATGTAGTTTTATATATCCTTGCATTTGTGTATTGTTATTTGTTCGTCAAAGTTATTATTTATTAATTAAATATTTCTAGTTGGTCAGCAATTTTTTTGTCTTCATACATAGAATAAACTACAATACTTGTTTTTTTTCCGTATCTTGTTTTTACACATACAGTACGTTTGTAAATATTGTAATTTTCGTCGTTAATTAATTCCCAAACTCTAGTAGCTAATCTTGTTATGCCATAATCCATAATAGCTTGCCAAGTAGTATAGTTTTATGTTCCTTTAAGTGTTTTAAAATTATTTCTTTTTGTGTCATTATACTAATTGTTTTTTAAATTGTTTTAAGTTAGCTATAGCTAAATCTATTTCTTCTATTGTACTTGCAGTTTGTAAATTACGTTTTAAAGAACCTACGTTACTTTCGTCTTCAAATCTATTAACTACTAATATATAAGCTTCGTTATATTCTGGGTATGCTTTAGGGTATAACGTATAGTGTTTGTGTAGCTTTTTGTAATGGTAAAAGTTTGTACGGTGCTTGCAAAAATGTCTGCTTAAAGTTGCTGGTGTTACACCACCTTGCATTAAAATATTACAGACTACTAAACGTGCTAATACTTGTTCAGCAGTTTTACCTTTAACGTTTATTTCTTTTACTGGTATTTCTAACACGTCAGAAGCTATATTTTTTAATAATTCTATTTCTTCTAATAACATTAGTCTGTAGTTTTATGGTTGTCGTCGTCGTTTAATATCTTATGTATAATAGGATCAATTTCTTTAATTTGCCTATATATACTTCGTACTTGCTTCATTACGTCAGCACGTTGCGTTTTAGTTATGTCAGTACCAGTTACAGTAGTAACTAAACTTTGTGCTTGTTCTAATAATTTGCTAGTCTTCTTTTTCATAATCGTAAATGTCTTGTATGTTAATACCTTGCTTTATAAGTTCTTTACAGTAGTTGTCTAATTCTTTTTCAGTTCCTACAAATAAACCACCTTTAATATGTGTGTGGTCTGCATAACGCATACCAGTAGCAGCGTCTATACGTATAGCAGAACCTTTATTATTAGCTTTTAAAGCTATATAAAACTTTTTTACTATAGTTTCTTCTGGTTCTGGTATTGTGCGTATTATCCATCGTTCATTATTACTGTCTAGTTCGCCATATTCTTTAGCAGTATACTTGTAGTCTTTGCCCTTATTAATACCGTCTTCTGTGTATGTGTCGTAGTCGTTCATAATTAAAATGGTAAGTCTGACGGTGTAGTATCGTTAAAATTATCGTCAGAAGCATTATTAGCTTGTTCGTTTACGTCTAAAGCCATTTGCCACACGTCAGCAGACGTATAATAATTGCCCTTGTATTCTCTACTAGATAAATTAAATAATACTTGTACGTTGTCGCCAGCACTAAATTCTAATAACATATCTACTTTTTGTTGTCCGAATAAATTAAAGCATACTTCTGGGTTGTACTTTGCACCAGTATCTAATACAAAAGATTGTTTAACCCATTCTTTACCAGCTTTGCTAGTACCACTTTGCAATTCTAAAACTTTAACTAAAGTTCCTTTTACTTCTAAACTCATAATATTTATTTATTGATTAATTAATTACTTTTTAAAATTTTCACTTTCGTCTTCGCCAAAAACACCTAAAGAATATAGACCAGCTAATTTTAATACTGCCCTAGACATAGCACGTTTTTCTGCCATTTCTACTACGTAGTACGTGTTTGTACTACCGTCTTTAAAACTATTACCTTTTAAAGCACTTCCATAAGTTTCTATTTTACTAGATCCTAAAGTAGCATAAGCTTTTACTACTGCGAATGTAGGTTCGCAACGTTCTAAATTATAGCTTATTTCTATTTTCTTTTTAGCTTGTATTTTATCAATACCAGCACGTGTAATAATTGTATAGTGTTGGTGCTTAAATACGTCTTCTGGTATTAAACCGTTATCTTTAAAAATTTTATTTAATGTTTCTTGCTGCGTCATAATTATATATCTAATATTTTACGTTGTTCTAAACTACTTTGTATTTGTTTTAGTCTGTCTATAGCGTGTAGCGTAGACATAGCACGACCATTATAATATAACTGTATAGCTTTATCGTTGTCGTTAATAGCTTTTATTTCTTCTTCTTGCCACGTTTTAGCTAGTTCTGTTAAACTTTCTATTTGATTGTCTATAACTCTATTAACGTCGCCTAATCTAACTTTTTCTACTTGCATATCGTTTCGTATATAAAGTTACTAATTTTGTCTTCGTACTTGTTCAGTAAATATGCTATAGGTAATAGCAGAATAAATTGTAGTAATGTAATCATTTTGTGTATTGTTTAAATTAATAATACGCAAATATAAACACTTTTTAGTTTATAAAACAAATCTTTTGTAAAGTTTTTTTTGTAAAATTTAATTTACTAGATATAATAAATTTAAAATAAAGCTATATATATATATAAATATATATCTATATTAATAATAATATAATACTAATATATATATATACTTCTTGTTTGTGTCCTTTTGTTGTTACGCAGAACGCATAACTGACTAATTATAAGTCCATTAAGATATTTATAGGTAAAGTACCATTATCTTTAACCACCATACAAGCTATTGCTGGTTTTTTACCAGCTTTAGCATAAGCCATAGCGTAAGACTTAAAGTCTATACCACACCCTACTTGACTACCAAATACACGATATTTAGCACCTACGTAGTGTTCAGTATAACATTGAGTATGTAAGTGTCCTTGTACTGTGTTCATCATATCAGCACGACATTTAGTACGTGCAGTACCAGCTTCACCATGTATATACTGTACGTCGTCTTTTACGTACCGTTCTACAAATTCCCAGTTAGGTGTTTCTAATACTTCTTTATAGCTTTTTATCCACTTGCTAGGTATTGCAGACGTTTGTGCTTTACGCATTATAATTCTGTCGTGGTTACCTATTAATACTGTAGCTTCTGGAAACGCTTTATACCATTTAGCTATTTTACTTATAGCTAATTCTAGTTCGTCTAAACCACCTAAACCGTCTGCACTTGTTTCGTGGTAACTACTATAATGATTGTCTATTATATCGCCTATAAACACTACTTCGTTACAGTTGTGTGTAGCGTATTGTTCTATACAAAATTCTAAATAACCGTCTAGCGTAAATGGTTCGTGTATATCACCTATTACCAGAACGTTATTAGTTCTGTGTTTTCGATAGTTTAATAGTAACGCTTCTTCGTCTGCTTTTAACCTATACCTATTTGTTTTGTTTACTTGATCCACCAAAGAAAAAATCTATAATTGTATTAACTTTACTTGACATAGCACCGAATACTGTAGATATAAAACCTATTTCGTAGTCAGATAGTTGTATATTGCTTGTAACAAAGTATCGAAATAAAACATAAGATAAACCGAAATAAGCACACGTAAATAACGCTGCTAATATTTTCTGTATAAAAGCGTCATTACTGTATAATTCTCTTGCACTTTTACGGTCTTCTACTTCTTTACTAAATAATTCTTTTTCTTGTTCTAATAATATGCGTTGTAGTTCCAGCTTTAGCTGCTTTTTTTCTTCGTCAGACGTATGCAGTTCGTCTACTATTTCGCTAACTTGTGGTACTAAATTTTTAAATATATCTAATATAACCATATTGCTGCTGGTTTGTCTTTATCGTCGTCAGTATGTATAAACGTTTTAGCTATACCCATACGTCTACCTAAACCTACTTTAACTAAAGAGTTAATAATTTTAGTTCTGTCTGCACTGTTATTACAACGTATGTCTACTGCTACACCTTTTAAGTGACTGCTACCTACACGACCACCTACAGTAGCGTTATGTTTTTTACTTCTATAACCACTTGTTATTTTAAAAGGTACACCAGCTATAGCACGTGCTTCGTCTAGCTTATGTAAAAAGCTTATAGACATTTTGCCACCGTCTGTAGTTGGTAAACCACTACCGTCTTCGTCTGGGCTATCAAATTCGTCGAAATTAAAATACTTTAACATTATTTATGTTTGCAATTTATTTTAGCTAATTCTTTTTCTAGTTCTATTATTCTGTCTTCACATTCGTTAATTATCTTAATTTTTTTTTCTAACCTTTGGTCTAAAATTAAAATATCTTTACCTAGTTGCGAAATATTAGCAAATACAGTACCAGCCATAAAAATTACGCCTATTATCCATATTATATTACCTATACTTATTGTAAAGTCTTTACCCATTTACTAGGTATTTTTTTTGTTCTTACGGTATGTTATGTATTTATCTATTGTGTATATAATAGAAATACTTAAAAGAATAATTTGTAAAAATTGTTCTACTTCTGTAAAGCTAATCATTAAGCTTATACTATTTAGCCCTAGTACGTCTGCGTTTTGTTGTATTAGATTTTTCATTTTTTTTATCTAAATAGCTTTTAAGCTTTTGTATGTTTTCTTTTTTTGGTTTATACGTCAAAACTACCGTCTAAAAAGTCACGTAGTGTTATTCTACTGTGTTGTTCGTATGTGTCTAAATTCATACCACTAAAGTATGTGTCTTTAGTTGGGTTTAAATCTTCGTTAGTGTTCGTGCTATATTCTGGGTATTTGTCCGTATTGTGTCTAATATAGTCTACTAAACGTGTAGCGTAGTATTCAGCAGTATTCTGTATAATATTACGCATATACTTTATGTCTTCTAAACTTGCTGGTGTACTTGTTTCGCTAATCTTACGTACTATGTCTTTATTCATAATTTTGTAAGACAGAAACGGTACACATTCGTATAAGCTATAGTGTATTAATACTGGTTGTATATATTGATCTACTAACGTTTCGTAGTCTTCATTACCACCGTCGTCAATAGTTGCAGCAGTTATAAGCGTTTGTATCTTGTCGTATAGTTTAGTACCTAACAACTGGTGTACGTGTATGTCTTGTGCTACCTTAATGTATGGTAACAATAGTTCTACGTCTACATTACCGTTAATAGTAGTAGACTTTTTTATAGTGTCTTCGCTTATAAATAATACTGCCATAGTTTACCCAAAGTTTTTAACTGCGTTTAACGCTTTAGTATAATACTTTACTTCTTCTTTTGCGTGTGCTATTGTTTTAATAGCGTCTTTATAGTCTTTATTGTCGTTAGCGTTCATACCTAACTCTTTAATTTCTTTTTCAAATTTTTGTGTATCATCTTGTAAAGTATCTAACGCAGTTTTAGCAAAGTCTAAAGCTAGTTTTATTCTTCTTCTTAATGTACTAAATTCATTATTAATATCAGACTGCTTATTAGGTAATTCTTTTTTTATAGTTTTGTTATGGTTTAACATATCAGAATATGTAGACAACTCTACTTTGTGGGTGTCTAGTTCTATACCGTTAAATAGTTTACCTAGTGCTATATTTAATTCTTTTTCGTTCATTATTTTATTTTTTTTAAAAGTCCGTTAGCTTCTTTAATTCCCCCTTTTATAGACGCTTGTCTTTTTTGGTATAATTTTATTAAATCTTTAGCACCTAAATCTTTTGCCATTTTCATAGCGTCATCTAAAATACCCTCTGCTATTTCGTAATTTCTTTTAACTTCTTTTACAGACGTTTGTGCTTTTTGTAATCTATCTTTAACGTCACTAAATAAATCTTCTGCTCTTTTTTCGAATTTTAACATATCGTCAAACATTCCTAATTCTACTTTTTTAGACTTCAAATTTAGTCTGTCTTTTTCTTCACTTAAATTTTTAAAATAACTCATATTTTTAATATCCTTTTTTATTTACAAAACCGTTTTTGTCCATTCGCTTTGGTGCTACTGGTACTTCTTGATCGTTTACTTCTGGTTTAAAACCTTGACTACGTGCTTTAGTAGTGCTTATTACTTTGTCTGCGTTGCTAGGTTTTGCACCAGCTTGTATATAAATACGTCTGTACCACCTATGGTGACAGTTACCACCACCTTTAAAGTGCCATATACTGTAGTTGTCTGCACCGTTTAGACCCCAGCCCTTATTAACACCCATAGTACCCATACGTATAATGTCTTCTTTACGGTATACTTTATTTGCAGTCATCATTTTACTACAAAATTCACGTTGTTGCCCACTACTTCTAGTTAAGTTTTTGTCTTCTGTATACACATAACGTACTCTAAATTTAGTTTTATGTGTCTGTGTACTTACACCGTCTTGTTCACTTTTAGCGTTAGGTATAGCCCTACCAGTAGTAGCTAATTCTAATTTTTCTAAATTATATTCAAAGTCAAAGTCTTCGTGTTCTTCTTCTGCGTCGTCTTCGTCTACTAATTGCCAGTCTTCTAAATTTTCGTCTTCGCCAAATTCAGCTATAAACTTGTCTAATTCAGTTTGTTTACTAAAGTTTTGTTCTTCTGCTACAGTTTCTTCTTCTTCTTGTAAAGCTTCAAAACCTAATTCTTCACGTATTTCGTCTTGCGTTAGCACTTCTTTTAATGTGTCAGCGTCAAACATAGAATTTAACGGCTGCACGTCTTTTATGCTAAATGAAGCAGTTATACCATTTATATTTAAAAGCTTCTTAAACGTCTTTAAAATAACGTTCTGGAACGGTTTTATAACGCTATTCATATATAACTCATACGCTTGTACTAATTCACTACGACCACCTAATTGACCGTCTGTCTTAACACCTAATAGCATAGGGCTAGTAACTCGGTGACCTATCATTATGTTTTGTATAGTCAATTCGTTAAGTACAGTATACTGTTTGTCTGCGTCAGATACTTGTATAGGTATTATTTCTGGTTTGCTATTAGCGTCGTCGCTAAACGTCAATACAAACTTACCAGCGTTATTAGCACCAGTAAATTTTTTAGTTATTTGTCGTTCTATTTGTACTCGTTCTTCACGTGTCGGTACACCGTTAGCAAAGTTAATAAAGTAAGAACCACTAAAACCGTTTGTAATATTGTTTAAATGGTAATCACTTGTTAAATTATCTATTTGCACCCAGTTAGTAGAAGCTACATAGTCTGGTGTGTGGTATATTTCCATAGCTGGTGAATATAAACCAGTATATAATAATTGACTACCCTCGCTACGATCTTGCATATTAAACGCTGCTACTTTTTTAGGTGCGTATTCTTTTTTACGATACTGCGACCAGTCAGCAGACATATAGTAACAGTGTATTTTACCGTCTTCGTCTGGTGTACCTACTCTAATTTGTTCTACTGGTACGTGGTGTATTTCTGCTATTTTAGTTTTGTCTTTAGACCATATTACATTTAGTGCGTAAGCACCTTGTAGTTTTAAGTCAAAAGCTAACTTTACAAATAATTCGTGTGCGTTTTCTGTAGGGTTTACTGCACCTAAAAACTTTTTAATAGCTACATACTGTTGTAAGTCTTTATTGTCTTCTACTATAAAGTCTTCGCCAGCTATCATAGCACTTGTAGCGTTTACAATAGCTGCGTGTGTAGCAGAATTGTTATATAAGTCTATTAAGTATTTAGGGTATAAGTTTCTATAGTCACCGTCACCGTAACCTACCCATTCAGCACCACCTACTTCTATTGTTTTAGGTTGTACTTCGTTAGTTAGATTAATGTTTATTAGTCTGTCTTTCATTATATACCGTTTCTACTTGTTATGTCTGCTTCTGCGTTCGTTAAGTCGCTACCAGTTAGTTCTACATTCCAGATAGCTACTTCGTTTAAGTCGCCACTATACTGCGTATTAGATATGTCACCACTACCTATTTGTGTTACGTCAAATAAGTCTGTAATAGTTGTAGCTACACTACCTACTGCACTACCATTAATTCTAGTAGACCATAAACCACTACTAGCGTTACGTGTGCAAGTTAGTAAAAATTTTGTAGTAGGGTACGCAGTAGACATAGGGTTAATTTCATAATTTACACCGTTAGCCCTTAAACCTATACGTTCGTCGTCAGAACCTCTATATAATTTTAATACGTCGTTACCAGCCCTACCTAAAGCACCGTCGTTAGATAGTGTACCAGCTTCGTCTAAATCACAAGCTAAAATAATAGTAAAAGCACCTAAATTAACTTCTGACGATAAAAGTAAAGTATCGTCTGAACCGTCAAAAACTACCCTACCAGCGTTATAAGCTGGTTTATTACCGTCACGTGACTGTACTGCGTGGTTGTTGTTACTTGTTTGGTCTTGCCATTCAGAAACACCGTTACCGTCAAATGTTATGTCTGTATCGTTTTTTAACCATACTTGTAAACCAGTAATGTCTAGTAAATTAATACCAGCACTTACTTTAGTTTGTAATTTTAAAGCGTTAGCTAAAAACATATATTAGTTGTTATATCCGATAGCTAAACCACTTGCTAAATCTATTGCAGTAAAAGGAGCAAATATTACTGTACCAGCTGGTATAGTCTTACCGTCTAAATTACTGTCGTTTGTAGCACCAGTAATAGTACAGTTAGTGATTACACTTTCGTTTACAAAATGTACTGCGTAAAAGTCTTTAGACGTTTGTGCAGCAGTTGTAAATACTTCTACTGTTCCTTTTTTACCTAGTTGTTCGTTTAGTAAGTCTACTGTGTTTTTATAAGCCATTTTATTTATTTTTTACCTTTTAAAATTTGATAACCTCGTTCTACTATATTAATTAAACTTTTAGTAGCTTGGTCTAATTCGTTATATTCTTTACTTTTAAAATCTACACCTAAATCTTTAGCTTTTTTTTCAAAATCATCTAAAGCAAAAAAACTTTTGTCTGCAATTTTTTCAGCGTCATTGTGTAAACGTCTTACTTCTTCTGCTTGTTTGTCTAATTTGTCAATAGCTTTTTTAAATTCATTATGTAAACTGTTTACTTCACTATAAGTATTATCTACAATTTTTGTTTGTTGCTTTAATTCGTTTACACTACCTAATTCTATTTTTTCTGCTTTTAAAGTAATTCTATCTAATTCTTTAGCTACTTTTTTATTATAGTTTATATCCATTTTAAATGTTTAAATATACTGTGTTAGTATTAGTTGTGTTCTTATTGTCTGTAGGTGTATACTGTGTATAACTAACTTCTGTAATGTCGTTGTTATTTATAAACGCTTTACCTTTTTCTATTGC